ATTCCTGTTCTGCTAAATTTTTTCATCATTGTGTTGATGCATGTAGACTTTTTTGCCGACTGATCTGTCTGGCTGATTTTTCCTACTTGCGTTATTACTCTTGTTTTTCTTTCTGGTTGTGTTCTCATGTTTTCTCCTTAGTTAAACATTTTGTTCCATTTATTTTTAAGTTTTGTTCCGTAATTCATTACATCTCTTTTGAGAGATTTATAGCCCTTTTTGGCTGAATTGATACGAGGTTCTATAGATTTTTTGTAAACTTCCTTCATAGCATCACCTTTGGCTTTGCTAGTTTGTTTTGCAGAAGGTGAATCTGTTGTAAATCTATTTATTACGTCTGTAATAGCATTAGAAGCTTGTCCTTTTAGTAGTGCCTCTGGTGTTTTGTTTGCTGTGTCTGCTTTTACATTTGCAATGTCTGCATCAGTTTTCTCGAGTTGTTTTAAGCCTTGCATAAATTGCATAGCTGAAGATGAAGCGCCTTCGGCTACGTTTTTCATTTGGGCTGTTTGTCCTGAGGGTGAGGCTGCTCCTTGTCCTCCCATTGCTGAGAGAACT